AATGAGAGCAAATGGTGGTCCAGGTGCAACTGGTCTTTCACCATTCGGTATTCCTCTTGTTGAAGTACCTTTGATGCCAGAAACCGCAACTGGTGACTATTCTGGTGCAGCAGGCTCACATGGTTTTGTGGAACTCACATTCCCTAACAACCGTGTAATTGGTATTCACCGTGACATCACAGTGTACCGCCAGTTCAAGCCAAAGACTGACACCATTGAGTACACACAGTACATGAGAGTTGCAAACAACATTGAAAATGCTGATTCATATGTAATCGGTAAGAATGTTAAGTTGCGCTCACTCTAATTTAAACAATTAAAGTAGATAACGGGCGGGGTTCACAAGAACCCCGCCTTTTATCGTTCTCAATTGATTTAAATAGATATAAGTGATAAGATTGATCATATGACTAACAAAGAAACAAGTGTAACATCCGAAAAAATTAATAAACCAAAGAAGGCTGTAGCAAAGAAAGTTGCAGTTAAAAAAGAAATCATTGAAGAAAACATTTCTGAAGAAGGAAAGGTTTTGATTGTATTTGAAAGCGGAGCTGGATATTCAACTGCATCTGGATTTCGTTTTTCACAAAGAAATAAAATGGGCTTGCTTCCAGCAGAAGAAGCCAAATTGCTTCTTGCACTAGATAATTTTAGATTGCCTAGTGATGAAGAAAAAGAAATGTATTATACTAATCAGGAGGATTAATAATGGCAGGCAATCTTACAAACTATCTTGAGAACAAACTTATTGATCACTTCCTGGGTACCACTTCGTACACAATGCCAGCAGATGTTTATGTAGCGCTATTCACAGTCGCTCCATCTGATGCAGCTGGTGGAACAGAAGTTACTGGTGGTTCATATGCTCGCAAAGTTGCAACATTTACCGCCGCTTCAAGCGGTGCAACATCAAATGATGGCAACATTGACTTCACAGGAATGCCAGCAGTGACTACTGTAGCAATTGGTATTTTTGATGCTTTAACGACTGGAAACATGTTGTTGTATGGAACACTTACAACAAATAAAACAACAGATGCTGGGGATACTTTAAGAATCGCAACAGGCGATCTTGATATCAGCATTGACTAAGGGGTTTTGATGCTGAGAAGAGAATTTACAGGATCTGCGTTAAGAACAAACTTAAGTGCAAATATTTCAAATAGTGCTTCTTCTTTTTCCGTAACTGACGCTGTTGGTTTTCCGTCTGGCTCAAATCCTTTTGCAGTGGTTATTGACAGAGGAACATCTGATGAAGAAAAGATGCTTATCTCTTCAAGAAGCACAAATACTTTTACAATCCAGATTCGTGGTTATGATGGCACAACTGCAAGATCACACACATCTGGTGCGTTTGTAGATCATATCCTTGATGCAGCAACTATTCAAGATATGAATACAACAACTTACGACAATGAAGTTTTAATGTGGATGGGGGCATAAATGGCAAATCTAGTTCCGAAGTCTTTATATCTAGGTAATTCAACGGGTTCTAATGTTTATACCGTTGCAAACACGACTGGTAATTACACAATTATTAAATCAATTAATATTTGTAATACAAGTGACACAGCAAATGCTACTGCTAGTATTCATATTTTAGTAGCAGGAGCATCTCCAGCAAATAACAATAAAATTGTTAGCAATGCTAATATCATTAAAAATGATGTTTTGTTCTATAACACATCAATTGTTGTTCCAGTAAATAGCAATGTCTATGTTGCTTCCAGTAACAGCTCTGTAACCTTTAATATTAGTGGGGTAGAATATGCCTAATCTTGTTAATAGTGGTGGAACAGGTGGTTCTGGTGCATCTGCAATTATAACCTGGGATACGACAAAAGAAGAGTTTAAGATTGGCGATAAGTTCTACGGATTCCAGTATTATCCAGCAAATGCAAAGCTGATAATCCAGGAGATCCTAGAGCCAGACACAATTACGAACGAGTATGATACTTCAACCAATGTGGTGTCAATTCCAAAGCATAGATTAGGAGATTCATTTTCCCCAGATAATGAGTATTTTGATCCATCAAATCATGCCATATACAAGAACTGGTTAACTAGTCAAGCTACATTAACATTTTCTTGGTATACTGGTAATGAAAAGAATTTAATAGCGGAGGTTGCATAAATGGCTGCAATAGATCTTGGTAGACTAAGGTTCTACCATCAGGGTGCTTACAATAGTGGTACTACATATGAAATGAATGATGTTGTTACATATGGTGATAAATCATTTGTGTATATTTCCACGACAAACGCAGCTGGTAACTTACCAACAAATGCTACATACTGGAGCCTTATGGCTGGTGGGCAGGACTATAAAGGCGCTTGGGCTACAAGTACTGCATATAAAGTTGATGATGTTGTCACTCGTGGTGGTTCTACATATATTTGTTTGATAGCGAACACATCAGGTACATTTGCAACAGACCTTGCAGCAAGTAAATGGGAATCATTTGTTCGTGGTCTTAGAAACCGTGGTTTTTGGGCTACAAGCACTGCATATTTAGTTGATGACATCGTAACGAACGGCATCAGTTACTATGTCGCTAATCTTGATCACACATCTGGCTCTGGTGGTTTTGTAGCCGAAGCAGCTGAGAGGTGGACAGAAGTTGTTTCTGGAACAGACTCATTGCCATCACAAGCTGGCAACACTAATTATTTATTGTCAACTAATGGTAATGCTGCAGTTTGGACAACGAGTCTCCAGATTACATCTGCTCAAATATCAAATTCTCTGATTGTTACAAATGATGATGGTGTTTATGTTGGAACAAATGCTCAAGCATTCTCAAACTCATTAACCAATCCAGTAGCTGCGTTTCAATCAAATGTTACAGATTACTCGCAAATTGCTTTTAGAAACTTAGGAACAAATGCAAATAGCTCAACAGACTTTATTGCGTATGCAGATGAAGGTGATGATGATACTGGCTGGATTGACATGGGTATCACATCATCAAACTTTGATGATCCAAGCTTTACCGTTACTGGTCCTCATGACGGATATGTATTCGTAGAGGCACCAGCCAACAGTACTGGTCATGGAAACCTCATTCTCGCTACTGGTGGTAACGGTACGCAAAACAAGATTATTTTTGCAGCAGGTGGTCTCCAGAGTAGCAATACTCAAATGGTTATTACTCCAAACACATCTGTAGCAATCAATATTGCAACCAACTCAACTAGCGCTACAACTGGCGCTTTGACTGTTGCTGGTGGTGTTGGTATTGGTGGTAATGTGTTCATTACTGGCAACACAAGCATCACGGGTACAATCACTGTAGGTGGTGGAGCGTTCTCGTCAAACAACTTGACCGTATCAGACCCGATTGTTTTCATGGGTAACACAAATACTGGTGATACATTTGACCTTGGATTTACTGGTAAGTTTAATGATGGAGCTGTTAAGTATGCAGGTCTTCTACGAGATGCATCGGACAGTGGAAAGTTTAAACTATTCACTAACCTCACAGCCGCTCCAACAAGCACAGCAAACTTCGCTGCATCTGCAAATGCCTCTTTGGTTCTTGGAAACCTTGAAGCAAGCGGTAACGCAACTGTAACTGGTAATGTTACCGTAACGACAAACCTTACAGTAACAGGAAACACCACAGCATCAACAAACTTAACAGTAACAGGAAATGCTACTGTTTCAACAGATCTTGCTGTAACTGGTAACACCACATTAACTGGTGGTCTAACAGTATCTGGTCCACTAACGGCTGCTGAGATGTCTGAAATTGCAACATCTGGAACGATCACAACCAATGTTCTGACACTTGACTGGACAGCAACAAACCTTAGTTATGTTAGCTCACCTTCAGCAAACTTTACAATCAATGTTACAAACGCTCCAACAACAAATGATAGGGCGCTATCTGTAACTGTACTTGTTACTCAAGGCGCTACGGCTTATATTCCGAGCGCATTGCAAATTGCTGGCTCTGCTCAAACAATTAAATGGTCTGGCGGAGCTGCTCCTGCAGGTACTGCAAGCAAAATTGACATCTTTAGCTTCGTGTTGCTAAGAACAGGAAGTGCATGGACAGTCTTTGGTAGTTCAAGCTTGAACTACTAATCGGAGGTTACAATGGGTTTTCTTTTTAAAGCATCTAAGGCTCTTGGTCCATTAAGTCCAAGACAACTGCTTGCAAAGTTGGCTGCCTTTCAAGATACTTTTGTTGCAGCTAATAGTTCAACAGCAATTCCTACATCAACAACAAAACCGTGGGAGGCTGTAAGCGGAACCTGGGGTATTACTAGTAACAAAGCATACTCAGTCACGCCTGGCGCATCGTATCCAGTTGCTGCGTTTGATGCAAAAACTGAGGGTGCAGTAATTAGAGCTACTGGTGCAAATAATGGCGCTGGCTATGGAGTCTCTTTCTGGGTAACTGATGCTAATAACTGGTGGGGTGCTCATACTACAAAATCTTCATACACAGCAGCTCCTTACTCATGCCCTTCTGGTGGAACATTAAGTGGTAGCAATTGTAACTATACATATGGCGCATCTCAAGGATCATACCCCGTATGCCCAGCGGGTTGGACATTTCATGCTGCATGTTATTATTTACAAGATGGAGTCTGGGTTGGGCAGGTTGGTCCTGCATGGTATCCAAACGGAGTTTATTCATGCCCGTCAGGTGGTTCTTTGAGTGGATCTACATGCTATGTGTCATATGCGGCAACTGCTACTACATGGTATAAGCATGATGTTAAGGTTGTTAAAAAGACAGCTGGCTCTCTTGTAGAACAACTAACGGCTACTGTCGCTAATGTGACCAGTAATAGTGATTATGTTGCATATGTGGAAGCCCAGGTTGTTTCGGCAGGCAATAGTTCTGGCGTAAATATTTCTGCTCAGATGACATCTGGTGGAACTGTGCTGGGTGCAAGTGTATCTGGGGTAACATCAGGAAGAGCAAAGAAGCATGGCTTGATGGCTGGTCCTTCAACTCTAAATGCAACAACAGAAGTAGAAACATTTGACTATAGCTAGGAGTTAGTGATGAGCGACATAAAATCGCTATCTGAGCAAAGACTTGATATTTGTAAGAAATGTCCAAGGTTTTTTAAACCAACAAACACCTGTAAAGAGTGCGGTTGTTTTATGAGAATTAAAACTCAACTCCCGAATTCAACATGCCCGCTTGAAAAGTGGTAGAATTGACTCATGAGTTATGAAATAAAGCAATCAATTCATGGTCCAGTTGTTATTTATGAAGGTCAGTTTTATTTTATTGGTCAAACAGTAGAATTTTTTGGTATATTTGATGCCCATCCAGAAATCTTGTTTGATATTACAAATGCTGTTATTGAACATGTTGATAACCAATTTTTAATTTTGAAAGAAGCATTGTCTGACAAAATGTATTTAGACACTTCCGCTGTCTACGGAGCAATTACGCTCGTTAATCATTATTATAAACTGGTGTTCCACGAATATCCAGAATATAGGAAAGCATTAACACAGTCTCAATCTTTGTCTCAGTCAGATTTAGATCGTATAAATAGTATTAGAGGTGTATTAGATAGTTTTTATCACGACAGGAATAGGTAGAGATGGGAAATATTGTAATTAATCATAATAGGTACTATAGTCTAAGCAGACCATTCATTGTTTTAGATAATATATTTTCTAGTCAAGAATGTGACGATATCATTGAGTATGTTTCAAAAAATGAAAGACTGCAAGATTCATCACTTGGGGTGATGGACAATGTTGATCACTATGTTCGTAGATCTCAATCCACTTTTCTTTTCCCAAAAGAAGAGAATGGTTTAATATTTGAAAGAATAAAAGAAGTGACTGATCATGTAAATAATAATTATTTTAATTATGATATCTGGGGTTTTGAAAAAATTCAATACGCAGAATACAATAATCGGCATAATCATTATGCATGGCATTATGACATGCAAACAAATAAAGAGGGCGAAGGGGATGCTGTTTCTTTAACAAGAAAGCTATCTGTTTCGGTATTTCTGTCAGATGAAGATTCCTATGAGGGCGGTAGTTTTGAATTGGGTATTATGCCAGAGGGTGAGCCTGAGTATGTGATAAAACAAACAAAAGGTAGTGCGGTATTTTTTCCTTCTTTTGCAATGCATCGTGTTACTCCTGTAACAGATGGTGTACGGAGAAGTTTGGTTGTGTGGATGGAAGGACCAAGATTTAAATGACAAAAGATTTTTATAAAAGAGATAAGGCTTATGAAAGAAAAAGAGATAAGAAAAAAAATCTCATTAAGTTTATTCCAGTAACCGCTTCAGCAGAAGCTGCTCAGATTCCTCCAAGACCAGCAAGAGATTTCATCCCAGAGTGGTATAAGGTAATACCTCAATTTCTTACTGATAAGCCAGATTACATGACAGAAGCCCCAGGTCTGAATACGACTGTGAAAAGATGTATGCCTTATTACGATGCAATGACGGGTGGTTATATTCAATCAACTTGGGCTGATATTTATGTAACAATAGATTATGATAAAGATGGTAATCACATTGTTACAACAAACTCTCCGTTAAAAATTCCAGGAACGGAAATGATAAGAACAAGGCAATACCCCAAAGGTGTTCCTATTCAAAAAATGCCAGACGGCTATCATCCTATTGAGTTTGTTTGGATGGAGAACTGGGTTGCGGATACCCCAAAGGATGTCTCAATAATGTTTCAACACCCTGCAAACCGCTATGACCTTCCGTTCGTTACATTGTCTGGGGTTGTGGATGCTGATTACGGGTATGTAAGTGGTCAAGGAACGATCCCCTTTTATATTAAAAAAGAATACACCGAATTCTTGATCCCAGAAGGGACACCGATGTATCAACTTGTTCCAATGGTAAGAAGAGATTGGAAATATGAGTTAGAGAAGTATGATTTATATGAAGTTATGAAAAAGAGCTCCATCCTCAGAAAGTATTTCACAAGTGGATACACTAGATATCTATGGCATAAGAAGAGATATGATTAATTCTTATGAAAAAAAATAATCAAATAGTGGTTTATTGGTGTCCTTGGTGGGATCCTAAAAAAGATATTAACCTAGATGTTTTATATAGAAAACCAGAAAATGTCTATAGAGATCTAATTAAAAACTTTGAACCAAAAGATGAATTTGCAAACTTCATGAATTGCCCCGCTGTTTCTGAAAAGCTTAAGCGAACATATGTTATCAAAAATGTTGCAGAAACCGAAATTGAAGTTTTTATAAATGATGACGGGTATCCCGATATCCGATATATAAATACAAGAAATACAAATACGCCAGCATATATGCCTCATGCGCCAACGCTTAGAAATCAATATCTAGTTGAATATCAAATGGCATTTGGTCTGTTTGCAGAGGAAAGCTTGGAAGTCTCAATGACATCGCCATTTTTTCATAAAGCCGAGCATTTGAAGTATGGAGCTATTGTACCAGGTCAGTTTGACATCGGAAGATGGTATAGACCGTTAATGGCTGAGTTTAATCTTTGGTCCGATAACAATAAATTACATGTGCCAGAGGGAGACCCTTTGATGTATTGGGAATTTCATACGGATAAGGAAGTTGTGCTCAAAAGATATTCAATGACACCAAAATTGTTTAATATTGCGACAACACTAATTAATTTTAAGATACTTAGAAAATGGTCAAAATTATTACCAAGATATCAATATTTTAAAGAATCTTCAATGAGGGAAATTGTTCTTAAAGAAATTAAGAATAATTTAATAGATTAATGAAGTTTGTTGTTGTTGGCGGAGGAACTGCTGGCTGGTTATCGGCATTATATTGCAAAAGGATGCACCCCGAATCTAGTGTTACCGTTATTGAAAGTGAAGAGATTGGTATCCTTGGAGCTGGCGAGGGCACTGTCCCAGGCGTTGTTGATTTAATACAATTTTTAGGAATATCAGTATTGGATTTGATTAAAAATTGTGATGCAACAATCAAGAATGGTATCAAATTTACTAATTGGTCAAGTCAAGATTTTTATTATACATTTAAACCAATAGGAGATTTATCTATTGATTCAGTTAAACCTGCTTCCAATTTTACAGGGACTAATTCACTTGATTTAATGCTTTTTGACTTCTATCAAAATAATTCTTTTAAAAGAATTGATTGGGTTGGAAGGTTGAGTGAAAAAAATATGGTTCCGTTTAACAAACCACCAACGGATATTAATGGCAGCCGATCTATATCTGATTTTGCTGTTCATTTCAACGCAAGAAAGTTGGCTGAGTTTTTAAAAAAAGTTGCAATATCAAGAGGTGTCAATCATGTTGATGCAATTGTTCAAAAAATAAATACAGATAGTGATGGTTTTATACAGTCATTATCTTGTAATAATAATACCAATTATGATTGCGATTTTGTTTTTGATTGCAGTGGTTTTAAGAGATTAATTATTGGTTCTTTTTACAAGACAAAGTGGATATCTTACAAAGAGCACTTACCAATGAACTCCGCAATAGCATTCTTCTTAAAAAATAAAGATGAGATAAAGCCATACACAGAAGCCGTAGCGATGGATTATGGGTGGATGTGGAATATACCAACACAAACAAGAATAGGTGCTGGCTATGTTTTTAACAATGAATATATTAGTAAAGATGAAGCTAAAGATGAAATTGACAAATATTTTAATACTGATGTTGAGATTATAAATACATTTAATTTTGAAGCTGGATACTATGAAAAGTCATGGATCAATAATTGCGCTGCTATTGGTTTATCAAGCGGATTTGTTGAACCATTAGAAGCAACATCTTTACTAGGAACAGCAAGATATTTAAAGAAAATCTTGTCAAATAGAAACTTTGTTAAAAATATAAATAAATATAATATAGATCTTTATAACAATTTTTTTGTTGAGAGCAATAAAGAGATTATTGATTTTATATACATACATTATTTAACAGATAAAAAAAATAATGATTTTTGGAAAAATTATAAAGAAAAATATCGCCCGACATTAGGTGTGGAAGTACTGTTAGATAAATGTAAGAAAAATATTATTTCATATGATGATATAAACAATGTTTCAATGTTTGGTTTGTATGGCTATATTGCTATTTTAATGGGTATTGGCTATATAGATAAATCCACAATACAACAAGAAATGCTTTACAATGGTTTATTCACATCCGAATTCATTAGTATGTATAGCAATTATTTAGAAAAAACATCTAGTCTTGAAAATATCTGTATTACTCATAATGATTTTTTAGGAGTGCAATGAGGATTCTCACATCAAAAAATAATGAAAAGAAAAGTCCTCTTGCTCCTGAATGGAAGTTTAGTTTAGCTGAGGACTTGATAATCCCACCAGATCTTGCACGAAGATTAGCAGATATCATTTTAAGTAAAGAGCAGTTAATTATTGATGAGATACCAGCCCTAGATACTGCTGGCTATAGTGATGAAGGTGGATCTCTTGGTAAAGATAGTTTGACTGTAAGATTCTGCTCCTACAATGTGTTTAGATGGGATGAGCCAGAAATTGCGCTTGTAAAACAATGTATTCATCAAATGTATATTGCCTACATAGAAGCTCTTGGAGTAGAAAGATTTGATGTAAAAATACTTTGCTGGGCAAATGTTATGAGGAAAGGGCAAAATATAAATATACATAATCATGCTCATGGACCCTGGACTCATCTATCAGGGAATCTTGTCCTTGCTAGCGAAGGTACGGTTACTAAGTTCTATAACCCTTTTCTTCCAAGCAAAGGGTATGAATCAGAAAATGAACCAGGATTATTAACCTTGTTCCCATCATTCATTCCTCATGGAAGCAGTATTCATAATGGAGATTCCGAAAGGGTTACTCTTTCATTTGATATTGTTCTTTCAAAATATAATCAAATTGAACAAATAAGAAATAATTTAGTTGACTTTGATATTGTTGGAAATCCAACTTCAATAGAAATGAATCAAGAAGACCAGCTGGAGTTGATTGTTATCTAATGCTTAAATTTAATGACATCTTGCAAGTTTCAAAAAAATGGGGCTCCAAGGGCTATTGGACAAAGACTAATATTATAGAAGCTTGGGCTTTCATGACTAAGCTAGTAATCATTATTCCAGGCTTGCTTTTTGGTGTTCAGTGGTGGTGGTTGTATATATTTGCACTTGTATCAAGCCTTGCATTGATACTTACATCAACCATTAAAACGATGCCAACGATTATCTGGTTTAATATCGTATGGGTAATGCTTGCATCTGCTTCAATAATCAAGCATTGGTGGTAATGCCGATGTGTCCATTTAGTTTTGTATTTATATTCATCTTATTGAATAGGTTTAAGGATTTTGTCAAATTAATACTTTCTAAGTTATAATCTTTATGTGAAGATTAACTTTCGTAAAGGCTCTTGGGTAATACTGCCTGCGTTAATTTTCTCTATTGCATCTATATTTGTACCATTATCATTTGCAGGCGCAACTTCTGTTTCTATTCCAAATGCGGGATTTGAAGATAACACTTTTACTGGCTGGTCAAGAGGGTCGCAAACAGGAACGCTTGGAGCGTCAATTAATGGAGGCGGAACTGGCGTAACTATATTTAACGGTTCAAGAACTTTTACTCATGGTCCAAATGGAGCAATGGGAAGTCCTACTTTGTCAAATGGCAGCCCGAACCCTTATTACGCCTCTGCGGTAGCAGCTGGAAGTTGGACATTTTCACCAAAGGGCGGAACTTATGCTGTTGCCCTGCAGCCAAAAGGCGAGCAAACATTTGACCAAGCAACTGCTGCGCTTGGTCTTTCTGGAGCAAATAACTCTGCAATCAAGACCATGCTTGCACAACAGGCTGCTGCTGCTGGATTTGGCGGTGGTAATCCAACCGATGCAGCATGGATTACTCGTGAAGTTCAATTAACTGCTGGCGTTACATACACAATGTCTTGGAATTATATGGCAACTGATTATGTCCCATATAATGATGGCTCTATAACATCACTTGTTCCCGTATCAACCGCATCAACCCCAGTTATAACTGTAAACAATTTTGTGCAATCATATGCTCTTCTTGGATTTACAAATCCAGGAACTGGAGATTATTCAACAAACTCGTATGGTGCTACTGGTTGGCAAGTATCAACTTATGAAGTATCTGTTTCTGGAACCTACAATCTCGGCTTCACATCATTTAACCTAGATGATCAAGGTCTGCCTCCAGTATTGATGGTTGATGACGAGATAGGGTCAACACAAAAGTGTGTTCAGGGTGGATCTTGCGAAACATTTGGCGGGGTTGATCCAAATAACGAAACTGCTCCAACACTTCCTCCTACAACTACGACAGAGGCTACTACGACAACCACCACTACAACCACTACGACAACTACCACTACAACCACCACCACTGTTCCATCAACGACTACAACTAGCACTACTATTGCGCCTTATTTTAATTCAGTTCAAAACCTAACTGCTGTACCGAATGAAAATGGAAGTGTGACTTTAGATTGGGATGCTCCTAGTGCAGGTAACACACAGCCGTATATGTACAATATTCTTTTTTATGATCTAAATAACAACATAGAGTCTGGTGGTTGGGGTGTTTGGACATACGCTGCGAACACTACCTATACAATTAATACTTCAGGTCAAACTGGCTACGGCTCTGTGCGATTTAAAATTCAAGCAGGCACAGCTCCATGCGTGGGCGAGGGGGTGGGAAGTTGTTTATACGGTCCTCAAGAGGTTATTGATGTAACAACAACGGAGCCCGCTGCTGTTATAAATACTACAACTGTTCCGACAACCCTACCTGAGGTTATAAATCCACCAGGAACGCTCCCAGAGACCCCTGTGGAGGTGTTTCCACAGCCTACGCCAGATGCAACTCCAGAGATTGAAGTGGTAATTGAGGAACCAGCAATTACAGTACCTGAGTTTGAAACCATAGACTCAATTTTAGAAGAAGTTGAAGTGGACACCAGTCTGCCAGACTTTGAAATCATAGAGACTGAGCCCATAGATCCTGAAATTGTGGATACCTTTATCCCAGAGTTTGAAGTCGTTATAACCGAAGAGGTGTTAACAGAAGAGCAGGTTGATCAGGTCATTGATGAGATTATAAATGCGCCCATAGAAGATGTTATATATTTAATTGACACACTTTCTGTTGAGCAATTAGATCAGGTTTTTGAAGAGGTTTCTGTAGAGCAACTAACAGAAATCCTAGACAGTCTCTCGCAAGAAGAGGTGTTGGGTGTTATTGAGAACATTGAATCAGTTGATGCTTTAGAAAATGTTATTGACGCAATCAGTGAAGAAGCAATTGATGCCGACACTGCAATTGCGGTTATTGAAAACGGAAACTTTGAGGAGTTGCCGATTGAAACAATAACTGAAGTCTTTGCTGCCATTGAGCCAGATCAATTTACGGAAGAACAGAAGACAGAGTTGGCTGCTGCTCTTACCGAAGCACCTGCAGAAGTGAAGGAAGCATTTGAAGAAGAAATTGACATCTATGGAGATGGGTTTGATGACTACACTCCAACAGGTTCATCAATTGATGTTGGAACCCGTAAATCAATCTTGGCTGCAACAGCCGCAGTAGCCGCAGTAGCTGTTGGCTCTGCATCTACTGGGGGAAGCACTGGTGGTTCATCTGGCGGTGGTTCGGGAGGATCTGGTGGTTCTGGAAGTTCTGGGGGAGCCGAAGGTCGTTCTAAGAAGGAAGAAGAGTCAGGAGAGATGGCAGGTGAAATAGCTGGTCCAGAAGAAGATGATGGAGAAGAGTTTACAAAAAATAGTATTTACAAGTATTATATAAGGGAGGGTAAAGAAATGAAGAAATTTAATCTATTTGGGTTTAGTAAAAAAATGTGGGACATAACGGCTGGACTTGCCTTTACCCTTGCTGGAAGCGTTGTAGTCTATGTTACATTGTCTGGCACAACCCAAAAAATAGCTGGAGTATCAACTTTAATCGCTATTCTTGTGCATTATGTTCATGAAATTCTAAAGAATGACGAATAAACAACTCTAAGATATAATGAATATTAGCCCGTTGGGGTAAGGAGGTGGTCTTTTGTCTACTTTGTTGAATGAATCAAATAAAAAAATGCTCTCGTCTTGGGCGAGATCGTTCTTTGGAGCTGCTTTGGCTGTCTATATGACAGGCAATCATGATCCAAAAGCGATTGCTACTGCAGGAGTTGCGGCTATTGCGCCAGTAATTCTTCGTTGGTTGAATCCAAACGATGCAGCTTTCGGAAGAAAGAAGTAAGGTTAATTTAAAATGGCACAGATACAAAACATCCTCCTTAGAATTGTTGCAACATTTGCTGCTTCTGGCTTGGGTGTTGTCGGTGCTGGCACGATTGCTGGTGTCCCGCTATGGAAAGCAATTTTCATGGCGGGCATCGCAGGCGTAGCAACCGTTATTGAAGGATTGTCAAGAGCATTCTTGGATGATGGTAAACTTAGTCTAGACGAAATTGATCGTGTTTTTTCAAAAACTGAAAAGAGAAAAGAGGAGATTAAGTAATGGCTAAGAGAACAGAGTGGGATTATATTGTTGAAGTAAAGATGCCTGTTGCGCTTAAGGGCGTTGAACCAGGAAAACTTCATGCAAGTTTGTTGCGTGACATCCCAGGCGGCGGAAAATTATTTTATCTTGCTGCAGATGCATGGCTTGCAATGGTTGAAGCAGCAAAGGCTGACGGAGTTGAGCTAAAACCGACTTCCAGCGGAGACCTATATCGCAGTTACGAGAGCCAAAAGGCAGGATTCCTTACTCGCTACACTCTTGAAGATACAGGAACTGGATCAACAAAAACTTTTGAAGGTAAGACTTGGTACTTGAAGAAAGGTATGGCGATGCTCGCTACACCTGGTAAGTCACAGCATAACCTCGGCTTGGCAGTTGATATTGCTAATGCAAGTGATAAGAAAAGAATTAATTGGTTGATTGCTAATGTTGAAAAATTTGGGTGGAGTTGGGAAGTAGTTCCTTCAGAGCCTTGGCATATTCGTTATGTATGTGGTGATGCGGTTCCTCAAGCGGTAAAAGATTATGTTGCTCGCAATCCAAAGCCAGGCAGTCCATTTGGTTCTGTTGCAGAACAAAAAGCTGCTGTTGAAGCAAAGGCTGCAACACCTGCTCCAAATAAAGTAGCTGCTGCATCTAAGCCAAATATTGTAAAAGATAATAAAGGTACTGCTGTAAAGCAAGCACAAACTCTTCTTGCAAAACATGGTTTTGCTTGCAAACCAGATGGTGATTTTGGACCTAAAACACAGGATCTTGTAAAGCAATTTCAGAAATCAAGAGGTCTTCCAGTTACGGGTGATGTTGACCAAGACACCTGGGCTGCATTGCTGGCATAACCAATCTTTGATAATATCTTATAGGAGATATTATGGCTGCAACTAGAAATATTACTATCTATCAGGGCGATACTTATGCTCATGAACTTCGTATAAAAAATAGCTCTAATGCTAATGTAAACATTACATCTAGAACTTATACGGGTCAGGTTAGAAAGAAAAGAAATTCTGATACAGCAGCAGCGACATTTACATCTGAAATTACAAATGCCGCTAACGGCATTGTTGTTTTATCGTTAACATCTGCTCAAACCGCAAATATTGCGGCTGGAACATATGTTTATGATTTTCAAGAAACTAATGGTACTATTATCACCACTCTGATTACTGGAACAGTAACAGTTACTGGTGAGGTAAGCAGGTAATGGCTGGTGACATCACAACCGTTCAAGTATCTAGCGGTGACATAACATCTCTATCTGTATCTACAGATGTCTCAAATATCACGGTTGCTTCTGATATTACAGCAGTAACCGTACAAACGAATGACACAACAGTACTAACACAATCTTCTGGGACAATCAATCTCGCTTCGCTATCTCTAGCGACAGCGGAACCAGAAGCGGTTGCTAGGTCTGGAAGTGTCGGTATAAGTGTTTTAGCGGCTAGGGCAGATCATGTTCATAGTGCAGCAAATCTATTAATGGATGGAGGAAATTACTAATGGCAAATACGCTAAGAATTAAAAGAAGGTCGTCTGCTGGAGCAGCTGGTGCACCAACAAGTT